CAACAACTGCCGGAGCAGTTGCCCACACCCGATAACTTCCAGCAGGCACCACAAATTGGTTGCCGGTCAGAGTGACTAGACCAGTATCGTCGTTGACGATGATATTTAGTGTGCGAACATTCCAGATGTCTGCCGTTGCAGTTCCACCAGGGGTGTTCTGTACTTCAACGTCTGCAATCTGGATGTACTGCCCCGGCGAGCCACCGCCTCCACCGCCGCCTCCACCGCCAGCAGCCCATGTTGGAACACCGCCAACAACTGTCAACACCTGACCATTAGTTCCGACCGGTAATGCAGCAGGTTTTGCAATAGAGCCAGTTGTGTTGGCTAAAATTGCTCCGCTAGCTATAGGAGCAAGACCTAATACACCAGCTATCATCGAAACTGTAGTTCCATCAACTGGTCCTAGAGATGTCCATGATCCATTGTAATATCTCAGTGTTCCATCTGAACTATTGATATAAAGTTTTGTTCCGGTAGGATCGCTAGCAGCCTCAAGTAATGGTATGAATGGACCATTAATGTTGACCGTAATCGTTGTTGCACTGATAGCATATCCAACAATCACTGGAATTGGCTGTAGGGTCTGGGTCAATCCACCAGCAGTCGAAAGGTAGACAGGAAGTCCTGCTGTCCATGCCCAACTTAAATCTGTGACAGATGATCCATCAACAGCAACTTCTATAATCCCGCCAATGATTGATGATCCGAGAGTGACTCCTACCACACCAATTGCTGTTGAAAGTGATGAACAATCTGCAATACCAACTGTAGTTTCTGTAATAGTCTGAACCACCTGAAATGGTGAAAGAATAACAGAAGCTGTATATGTCGCATTATTACTGTTAAGTAATATTTCACTTCCACTAGAATCTAGTCTATAGGCGTTCCCATCAGCCTTGAAATAAAATCTATCAATCCCACTTGCTGGATTACTAGGTGTTGTTGATTGAGAGAAATCCAAAAATGGGATTGGACCTTTGGCTATAGCATTAAGGTTATAAGGAGTTCCAGATGGGTCGGTCTGAACCAGCGAGAATTGGTCAGATGCACCCTTGATAAAATAAAGGGTATTAGGGAGAAGTGAACCCGGAAGAGATGAATCAAATGAAAAATTTATGACGCCCATTACCAGCCACTCCCACCAGTTGTAAATCCACCACCAGACGTAATCGGTGCAGTTCCTGTGCTTATTCCACCATCAGCAAATATTTCACCTGTGACTGTCAATATTCCAGAGAATGATGCAGCCGGTGTTATAAAAGAAATGTCTCCAATTGATGTTATATTTATTGCTGTATTTGACTGAATGTTAATCACATTTGCCAAAAGGTTGTAAGTAGCCTTTACAGTTGTGTACTTACTTCCAAGAACGCTCTCATAAGCATTCCTAGAAACAAGTTCGTAACTGTCCTGAATCGATTTATAGATGACAGAACCATCAGGTCCGGTTTCATAAAATGAGCCAGTTCTATGATAAAGATGGACACGCTCCGCACCCTTTGTGTCATCAAATTCTAGAGCATGACCACTTTCACTCTCTTTGACCTGATTGTAAGGATAGACAGCATTGTAAAATAGTGCTGGTTCTGACCATGACCCACCACCAGCTATTGGAATTCCTTGTTGAATTGCTCTGGAAGCTGTTTTGTTTACAATTTGGTCAGGAACCATCCCAGAGTCGTTTCTAGCTAGTCTTGAAGTATCAGGCTCGTCTAACCTATCCGCACGTGGATAAGAGCCTACAGGGGCATTCTGGAAGGTGCTACCACTACCATCAGCACTATAGGTTGGTGTAATTTTTTGTGGTTCGCTAGAAAAGTCTGTTCTAGGATCATTGAATCCATAATTTGAATTGGCACCCTGAGTCTGAATTCCAATCCATGTCCCACAAATGACGGATTCTTGCTCTTCAATTCCATCAAGGAAGAAACCCCAGACCCATGTGCCCGGAACCAATTTTGGCGTTTCTCCAACACCAGAGGTAGAGGAAGATGAAACAGGAGTTGAAACATTGGACCAAATCAATGTATCTGTGGGAAGTTCTGTCTTATCTGCAGTATGAACAGCTTTACATCTGACACGAACACGACCACTCTTCAATGGGTCTAATCGGTCTTCAACAACACCGACAAACCAATAAAATCCTGCTCTACCTAAAAATGATGGTTCGAATAACACTGTTTAACCTTTGGTAATGAATGTTGGTTCTGCAGTGATTGCCTTGGTGTAACAATCCTTGATTAACAGAAGAGTAGATGTGAAATATTTACCACTGAGAACATGTGTCACAGAGCGAACCAAGAACCTTCCAGCCAGATATCTATCGTATTGCTCAGTTTCAGTGTTCTTCAATGCATTTCTGGCATCGAGATTCAAAGTGATCACATCGCCAGCCTTAAGGTCTGTATTTCCACCTACGATACAAACAATCTCAACAGCACTGGCCTGTAAGAACATCGATGTTCTGAATGGAAGATATTGTTCGTATGTTTTTGAAAAGGAAACACCATCTGTATCGTTTGCTATAAAATATTTACTGTTCCCTCTCAATGAACGAGAGTTGACAAACTTATAGGCTTGTGAGGTGGTATCTGTATTCTTTAGGGAAGTGATTGGATAAGCATTCGGCTCAATGTGCTTAGTCTGAGAGAATTGAGTCGCATAGGAATAGGATGATGTAATCGAACCCTTGCTTAGCATGTCAAATCCTTCTACTGTGTTTGCTAGAAGTCCGTTAGAAATTGCTTGTAGTCGATCAAATCCTTTTTGAACATTTGTGGTCATTGGAATGTAAGCAGATTCGGTGCTACCCAATCCCAATGCATCTGTATTGTCATGGGTTACTGTATATTCTGCTACAGAATCCTGAGAATAGAGGGTTTCTATGTTGACAAAATTAAATCCATCTGCATTCTCGTAGAATAGAAAGAATCCAGAATCACTGGATGTTTGTTGAGCATAACCACACAACATATTCATGGCTTGGAGTGGTTTTAAACTCGGAATGACAATCTGTTGAGCCTGACCAGTCACCTGAAAATTCACTGTCTTGGATGCATCATTCAGGAGATATGATTGATAGATGTCAGACACAATATCTGATGTCAACATATTCTTGTATCCGCGATAGATTCTCATGCTCTCATTGATCATCATTTCTGCCGAACAAAAATAGATTGAATATGTGCTGGTTGATGACTGATTGGCATCACGAGCATTATTGATTATCTTGTAGACTCGAAATTCTTTGAAGTATGTAGCCGCATCATCTGAAGTTTTGAATCCAACGGACAAAAGCTCTTCACCAACCAGAGGAAGATATTGTGGTATGCCATAACCATCTGTCAGGGTTGCTTTTCCCATAATAACATTTTCATAGATATCTTCCTTGAATTCAATGACTTGGACATAAGTCTTTAAATTGAAAACATTACTACCATCGAAATTGGTCAAGGTGAAGACATCCAGAATGTAATTTCCCTTGATTGCGTTACTAGCCACTATTAGATGTCTCCGATCTGAGCGGCATTAGATACAAGATTTCCCATTGTAGTATTGAATTCTGCGACAACCTGACTTGTGAAATCATTATCTAACAGAGATATTGCTCTCTTACTTTCATTAAGGGTATCTTCATATTCGAAGAGTGAGATGGCACCTACAACAGCTGGTGGAAGTGTCACACCTAGTGCTGCAGCTGCATTGACTTCAGCTGTGTAACCAGAACCTGAATAGTAGTTATATTGTGTCAAATCGATATTGAAAATATTAGTTGGCTCGTCTGTAAAATATAGAGTATAGGTCTGAATTTGTGACTGCAGATATGCTACTGTCATAACGTAGCGTTGTGTGTCTGGAAGAGCTAAAAATGATTCTAGAGATGTTGGGTTGGTGGGATCGAATCCGTTTGCGACCATGACTGGATTTCTATATTTCTGTTCTAGGAAAGCATTGAATATTTTTGACTGCATCGGAAAATCATAATCTACATCCATGGCATTATTGGAATACATTACAATCCAAAAATAAGATGACGAACCATAGTATTGAAGACCTAGAAGGTCTGGACGATCACTATCCTGCCATTGATATGGATAAAATAGAGATGCATTTGAAGCTACTTCAGCACTGAATGCATATTTGATCAAAATAT